GCGCGTTGAGGTTCTCGATTTGGCGCGGATCGTTGGGCATAAAAACATTTCACAGCTGCTGACTTATTACGATGCTACCGCTGGCGAAATTGCTGAGCGATTGGGATGATTTCATCGCGTGGGATGAGTGGCGTTTTCCCGTTGCGTTGCACTGTAAATTTCCCGTCCTTAATCCATCGGGCGATGGTGCGAGGTGTTTTGCCACACATTTCCGCTGCTTGGTAGACCGTGAATAGCTCAGGTCCGGTATAGGTTTTTAGCGCGCGTACTTCTTCGGTGAGTGCGTCTATGCGCGCAAACAGTTCGTCAATCCCAAGCTCGTCTCTTAATGCGCTCATGATGCCACCTCCAGCACGTTCTGGCGGATCACTTCAAACTTGGTGACAGTAACCCAAGGGTTCGCGTCCCATGCGTCAGCGCCGTTGATGCGGTTCCATAGGCTTCGATATGCCGCAACGTGCGCCCTGTGGTATTCGTCGCGCCTGTGTTTTTCTGAATGCGCTGCGCTTATTGCTTGCAGGATTTCTTGGACCGGCTGGACGCCTTCCGCTAGGCAACTTCTGCTGCTGATGTCATGCAGCCGCTCGATATTGTGTCCCGTGACGCGCAGGGTCAGGCGGCTTGCAAATTTGGGCATATGGATAGAAGGCCGTTTCCGGCAAGGGCTATCACCGGGTGGCCAGCAGTATTGAAATTCTGCATCCGGTTTAAACCGTCCATCAGTTTCGGCGTCCGCACGGGACTGATCCACCAGACGCAACATCATCTCAGGATCGTCTCCTTGTAGCCACTCTTTTCTGGCGTAATTGTCGGCAAGATAATCAATCGCAACATCTGCATCGCATTCACCGGGGCCGCGCGACCACTGTTCAGTGCGCCAAGCCCCAATGCGCCAGCCCTCGCGCACCCAAATCAGGTCGCCGGGTGCGCAGCGGCATTTTTGTGCGGTCAGAACGCCGGAACCGTCCTTCCCCATGGCAATGCGTGGCCGCGTCTCGCCTTCAATATGGAGCGGGTAAATCTCACACTCAACGCCGGGACTTGTAGCAAAGCTTTCCGGTTGCGGCTTCAAAATGCGCCGCGTCTCGGTCTTGCGGCCAGCAAGTAGCGCCTCGATCATGGCGGGGCTGAAAAGCATGGGGATTTGACGGGTCATGTTGGCACCTCGTTCCATTCGCGCCCGTCTAGCAGGCGTCCCGCTACTTTCTTTCCAACTCGGAAAACAGCAGGAATATTATCGCGGGGTGCCCACTCGCCCCACTGCTTGAAGAAAAACGGTGTGCCGCTGGCCGCGCATTGATCTCTGATGGATCGCGCCCAATCGGGATGCATGGGGCGGGCATTTGGGCCGCTTTCGCCTCCGCAAATTACCCAATCTAGGGTTGGGCCATTTGGGCGGCGGACATATCCGATGGCTGTGCTATACACAGCCAAACCAGTAAGTGCGTCATAGGTATCACCTACAACGCGACCTTCGCCGCGCGCGCCAACACTAAGAAGGCTCAAATAGAGCGGCCCTAAAGCTGGCTCATAGCTTATCCCAATCCAAGGGATTCCAAGCCGCGCCTTGATGGCCAGTAGCTTAGGGATATCGCGGTTGGCCTCTGCTTGGTTCACAACTGTGATCATCAGGCCAACATGCGAAGGCCATCCGTCATTTCTATTGTTTGCCCAATCATAGGGGATCAGCTTTTCCACATTGCCTATGCGTTTCGTTAGCAGTTGAATTTGGCAGTTTTTGGAGGCTTCAATTTCAGGGAAAGCTTCAAGTCGGTAGCTTTCAGGCACGGCGTTGTCGAACACATCGGATAGGCTGGAGCAAAACACGCGCGGCCAGTGGCCATGCTCGGCTTTGAATTTGGGCGCATCGCGATTGATCTTATGCAGCTTTGCGATCCCGCCTTTGACTTTGCGGCGCAGCGCGTTTGGCCCCCAATGTGATCCCCCTGTAAAGCGAATATCACGGGCTTCGGCATAGCAGTTATCGCAGCCGGGGCCGACTTTCTGGCAACCTTCCCAGAAATTTACAGTGAAGTCCGTCCACTCGATTTTAGATTGATCAAACATTTGCAGTCTCTTTCGATTTCAGGTCCAGAATTGCGCGCGGAATCAATGTGAAGGGCCAGCTTTCGCCTCGAGCAAGTGCGCGTTGCTTTAGGATCTCCGCCTGATGTTTGTGACCAAGCCAAGACTGATGCACATCGCGCGTGGTGCCTTCGCCTGAAAGGTGAAGAAGCTCGCCCGTGCTGGAATTGCGCAGGCGGCTCTTGCTCTTTGAGTGGGCGTTTTCAAGGCCGCGTTGCTGTGAGTTGGCGATAATGGCTGGCATCTTTCAGGCTCCCTTCTGATTTCCATCGCTGGCCCCTGTTTCCAAGGGCCAGAAAAAGAGATCAGGATTCAGGGGAGCCCATGAATGTCGGCAGGCCAATTTCCTTTGTGGCCTTTTTAATTGCTTCCTTGAAAGCTGCTTCAAACGACTTTTCAGGATTGTAGACCGACAGGATAAATTTCACTTGCCCGCCCTGTTTGCGGTAACGGAAGCGCACTGGCATGCGATACGGATCGCCGCCCATGAAAACCGGGATGGTGATGATGATGAGATTTGGAATGTTGAGTGGTTTGCCATCTGCGGATTTGTGTTCGTTCAAGAACTGAATTTCAGATTCGCCGGTGTCTCGGTTGGTGCTGACCTTGAGGTCGCTGGTTTCAAAGACTTGGAATTTCTTCGACATGGCCAGCAATTGCGTCAGCTGGCCGTAGCGGCCTTCAATCTTTTGCGCGGTTTGAATGAGGCGATTTTCCCAAGGCGCATTCTTATCAGCGTCCTTGCCGCTGATAATGGCGGGTGTCGGGTCCATAATGTCTTTGGCTTGCGCTTCGATAAATTCGCCCAATTCATCCTTGTCCAGTGGCTTACCCGAAACGCGCATCCAAGCTTTCCATTCTTCGGAAAGTGGAAAATTATAGATCGCACGGTGCTGGCAGTGCCGGGCTGATGGGTCGCCTAGAACGTTGGAAATGTCGGCTGGGCCTTCGGCATGGTAATCCGCAATGCAGGTCAGCGTTGGGGCTGACATATCGGGTTTGGCAAATAGGGCAGATGTTTCGCCTTTGAAGCGATTTGCCCAGGCTATCAAGCTTTGAAGATCGTCAATGCGCGCGGTGCCCCGGCGGCGCGCGGGCTTGATGTATTCGGCGGCTGCGCGATTCATTTCTGTTAGGTCTTTGACCTCGCGGCCTTTTGGGATCGTGATCATGTGGGCCTTGGTGGGGCTCGGATCATCGAGCGGCGCGATCTCTTTGTGATGGCCCATGTCGGCCATAATATCGTGCACGGTTTCAGCGACGTTTTTTCCTGAGGTCGCCGCGAAGTCTTCGGTGTATGTAGGGGTTGCCATTGTTTTGCTTTCCTGTTTTTGGGTTTGATGGGGTTAGTCGATGTCGCGCACTTCGCCTGTCTCTGGGTCGTGATCGCTGACATCACGGATGGGCTGGTGCATCTTGGCCATGAAGGGGCTGTATAATGTGAGCTCGCCATCATCGTTGATGTATGCCGCTGCGCTTGATGGCGGCTTGGCTGGGGCTTTGAATTTGACGGTCGCGCCCATTGCTACATCGCCAGATTTTCCGACAGCGTAGTTCACTTGCAGTGTCATGCTGCCGCTGCAGCCCTTTGTCCCGTGCTCTGCTTTGTGTTCAAGCAGGTCGAGTTGGAGGGTTTTGTGGCCTTCTAAAAGCTTGGCTAGAAAATCTCCGTCATCAAACAGCATTAGAATCTGCTCAAGGGAGCGCATTTTGTAAGGATCATGCGGCTCGGCGCGCTTTGCGATTTCGGTTGGAGGTTGGTGCTTGGTCATCACTGGATAGTTCCTTTCGTGGGTTAGGGTTGGCCGGGTTGGCCTGCTTATCGAGGTGATTGAATGCGGCCAGCCCATGCATCAAATTCGGTGCGCAGGGCTTGGAGGCGGGATTGAGCGGGGCCGCTGCAATTGAGGGCGCGGCGGCTATCGATCTGGCAGACGTTGCGCAGGTATTCTGCGGCGGCGGTGGCGCTGAATTGCTGGCCGGGCATGCCGCAGCGGGTGGCTGCAAAATTCTGAAAGCGGGTGTCGTTACACAATATGCCTGCCTGCTGGGCGGGCGGCATATCGCAGAGCCGCTGGCGGGGCTTAGACATCGTGACGCGCCGCTATTTGCAGGGCGCAATGGCAGCAAACCTCGATTGGCATCTTTGAGACTGGGCGCCATTTGTGGAACCCAAGCGCGCAGCACAGCTTGCGCCAGAGTCTTTTCGATATGCTTGGGCGGGTGTGGTGTGCCATTGGGCTTTCCTTTTTCATCTGCCCGGCTGCGACATCCCCATGAGCAGCCGGGCCGGGCGATCCCGCGAGTGGGATTCTGGAATAAAAGGCCCGATCATTTGGGAGGAATTGACCGGGCTAGTTGGCGCGCCGCTCGGACAAGCTAGGCGCGCTGGCAGTTTCGGGTGCGGCGCGGGCTAGATGCAGCGCGCAGCGAAATAGATGGCGATCAGGAAGATGCTGCTGATCGCTGCTGTTGGGATGATCCAGTCTTCGGGCATTCAGTCGGCCCCGCTTTGCGCGGGCGCGCGCAGCATTTTCTCAAGGGCGTATTGTCGTGCGACTTCGCGCAATGCCACCAAGTGCAGCGCAGCGATTGCTTGCATCGGTTCAATGTTGCTTCCTGAAAGAGCCATTGAATCAAGGGCTTCGTTCAATGCATCAGCCAACTCCCTTGCTTCCGCTGAGGAAAGCTCGCCGCCGAAATCGATTTCACTTGCATCAATCATGCTGCGACCTCGCACATGCGGCGCGCGGCATCGCGCCAATCCTGCATAGCGCTGGCGGTGTCTGCGCCGCGCCCGGTGATCCCATGCATAAAAATCTCAACCAAGCCGCCCGACCAAGTATCGCCGGGGCGCGGGACAATGAATGATCCGCCAGACTCAATGGCTTCGTTTGCGAAGGCGTCATAAAGCGCATCTGGGGATAGGCCGCTCAGGGCGGCGGCGAATGTCTCGCGGCGATCTTCGATCATGCTGTGGCCTCGCGGATGGCGAGGGCGCGCGCTTGGATGCGGCTGCGGGTGTTTTCGCTGATTGGGCTGTGCTGAAAAGCTTGAGGCGCTTCACGTTTGATCGCGTGAGCTGGCGTTGCGATGCGCTCAAGGTTGATCTTTATGCCCTTGTTCTGGGCGAGGAATATCCACGAAGCGGCATAGATTGCGGGGTGATAATTCTGCCCTGCTGGGTTGCCCGTAATCCGGCGCGCGGCCATTAATCTTGGGTCGATTTGCATGTTTTTACCTCCGTTTGTACGGATGGCATAACTAAGCAAATTGCGTATTGCAAGAGAATTAATACGCAATTTGCGTATTCATGATTTTCTTACTGTCGAATTCTGGGCATAAAGTGAGTCGCAGATTGCTCGATGGCTATTAGGGGGAGATGGATCAACTAGTGGATACTGTCGGCGGCGCGAAGAGGCACATTTTGTGTCTTCGCAGATCATTAATGTTCTGCTAATGTTCTAATTGTGGAGATTGTAAGTGGCTGAAAAAATAATTCTTGATATGCTAAAAGATGCCCGCAATCGGTCTGGCTTGCCCTTAGATTTTTGGGCTGATCTGGTCGATGGGCTTGACTACAACTCGATTGCAATTCTGTGCGGAAGGTCAGAAATCTTCCCGAAATACATGAACTCAAGGGGTAAGCCGTAAGTCTTCCGAAGTTTCTTTGCTGCAGTTAATGATAGCTCGCGGCGAGCATTTTCAAATGGACCGTAGACCTGCTCGCTTAATTCGGCTTTTTCAGCAAATTCCTTTTTGGACAGGTTTAAGATTTCTCTCACCCGTTTCAATCTGGCTGCTACTGCTTCTATGCTGTCTTCGCGTTCTTCTAACATGGTCTAATACTATCTATTTTGCGAAATTTCAGCACTTAGCAAATTGCGTATTTACAAACTAAGCAAATTGCTTATTTTTGTCGCATGATGAACATTCGCGAATTTCTTGAATTAATCGACCGGCACGAAGTAGCTTCACGGCTCGGATTCCGCCCTCAGGACGTGTCTCGTGCTATTAAGGAGGGTACATTTCCGGCTGGTTGGTATCCGTTCATCCGAGCTTTGTGTGTGGAGCGGCATATAGCGACGCCTGATCATTTGTTCCGTTGGTCCCGGGTTCCAAAAAAGAACGCATTGTCTGGTTTTTTGCCGCCCGCTCCGCCGCAAGCAGTGACTGAGGGGGCGGCATAATGCGTTTGGGTTTTTACAAATATGACTGCCAATGGGCTTCACTGATGATGCGCAGCGGTAAGCCTCGTATGTCTCTGTACTCAACGGCTTTTTCGATTTTTCGGCCATATGATGATTGCACCCAGTTATCGGAGGCATATTCCCCGATGACCAAAAAATCGGTGTCTTTGCGGATTGACCCCGCGTTTGCCCCTCGCTCGATGACAGCCAGTTCGCAGTCTTTGCGCGATCCATATACAAATGTTCCTGTGAAGGTGAAGCGGCGGTCTGAAAAGTCGATTTCGGGTGGCGGCGCGCAGAGCGGCAAGGTTGTCGATTTTAGCGCTTCGCCAAGTTCGAAATCTGAGGCTGAAAATGCTTTTAGGACTTCGGCAATTTCTTCGCGCTCGTCCTCGTCGATAATTCCGTCTGCGCGGGCTTCGTTTATTCGGCGCACCATGTCTGCGATTATGGGGTTGCTGGTTATGCCCTCTGTCGCCGCAAGCCATGCTTCCAAGTATTCGATTTCGGTATCATTCAGTTCGCCATCGGCAATGAGCCCGCGCGCTAAGCCCATTAACTCTGTGACTTGTCGGTCGTCTAGGCGGGCGCGGTTGTATCGGGTGTGCAGCGTCATGCGGATTACCTTTCACTATAATCAATTCGCTAAGAGCAAATTGTGCATCAAGTTTTCTTCTTTGGCAAACCTGAAGGCGGTTGGCTGATGGCGGTTTGTGCTCCCAATCCAGTTTCATATCCCAATTGTGCCGCGCCATTTGATGCGCGCATAGAAAACGAGGTTTTTCATGTCTGATCTTCAGCAACCCAAAATTGATACCGAGATGGTTCTGACGTCTTCCGAGCAGCGAATTTTGGCCGTGATCGAGGCGCGCCTCGCCCAAGGGATCGCAGAGCAAATGGCGGCGTATGGTCGCAAGGTTTTGCCAGCTCGAGTGAAGCGCAACGCGGGAGTTGCTGATGTCTGATCTTCGCAAGATTTCTCGCGCCCATATGAAATCGATCGTGGATTGGTTTGGCTGTTTTGATGCGGTTGCTGAAACGATCAATGCCCGGTGGGGCGGCGGGGCGAGCAAGGGCACGATTAGCAAGAAAATCTCGGGCGTTCTGGATTGGACTTTGGCCGATGTTATAGCGCTTGAGGATGCCTCTGGAAGCTTCCCCGTTACCCGTTTATTGGCGCGTCGGTTGGAGGGGCGGGTTGTTGCTGTGGGCGATAATTTGGTTGTTCAGTCCGGCCTGATTGCGCGCGAAAGCGGCGAGGCGATCGCGGCGATTTTGGCGGCTGAGCAATCAAGTTCGGCCGATGAAGGCGCGCAAGCCATCAAGGAAATTGACGAGGCGATGCATGCGCTTGGATTGGCGCGCGCGGCGCTGGAAGCCGCCGCAATCAAGGCTATTGAAGGGGCGGCTTCATGATGAAGTTATTGCCCGCCCGCTTGACACATCGCCACATAGAGCCAATCGCTGTCGCGATCACCGATTCCATGCAGCTGAAAAGCGTTGCCTTTAAAGTTGCCCTTAAAGGTGCTGAACCCTACGTATCCGCCAAAAGCATTTTTGCCGTTGATTTCGCCGCAAACAAGGGTGTTGCTGGTTCCGTCTTGGCGTTGGAATTCGGTTCTTCGGATATCGCGAAATTGAGCGGATTCCGGGTCTTTCAGATTGTGACGCGTCACATTCTTGATTTCGTTGATTTGGGCGTTCGACATGGCCAAGCGCTTTGTATGAACAACAGGGGAGGCGCAACCCGCGAGGGCGACACATGTGGCGATTGTGGCAAGTCGTTTCATCGCGAATCCTATTCTACTCGTAAATGTCTGCGCAAAGTTATGCGCGGCATTTGCCGATTGTCCATAGCGCGCAGAAATTACGAACATGCAGGCGAGGGCAGAAATGCCGCCGTTGAGCACCATACCGGGGGGGGCGTGGTGGCCTGCTTGATGTGCCTCCCCGTCCTTCCAGTTGGGGGCGAGCATGTGGCGAGGGCTGCATGCTCGTTCTCATGGTTAGGGGGCTATTATGGGTGCTGAGTTTGCAGGATTTAGAGAGTGGCCAGACGAGCCGGATTGGCCGCGTTTGATCGATCAGTATTCGGGCGCGAGCCTTCTGTTTCCATCTGCCGCCTTCATTGATGCAGTTTCGTTTTGTCGCGGCGGATTGGCTTATCTGGCCACGCCCTACAGCCGCGAGGCGGTTGATCTGAACGGAATTTGGAGCGCGGTGCGTTCCGATGATATGGCGCGCCAAGCATCAAAATGGGTGCTGCATTGTGCGGTGAATGGGGTTTCGGCGATTTCGCCAATCGCGCAAGCGGTTGCCATGATGGATGTTGATGGGGCGCATACCGTTGGGCCGCTCGATCATTCCTTTTGGATGAATTGGTGCATGCCCATTTTGCGCGCATCGAGTTCGGTGATCATTCCGCCGATTGCAGGATGGGATCGTAGCATCGGCGTTTGGCAGGAGGCCGTTTGGGCGCTTCGCCACAATGTCCCGGTGCATATCATTCGCGAAGGGTCTGAGTATGAGCTGAGAGATCGCGCGGGGCGCTCAAAATGAGCGCGCGTTGGCTTTTGGCGATTAGGCTTGCGTACTGCACGAAGTGTGCAGCGGCGGGCATGACGCAAACCGAAACGGCGGTTTTGCTTGGGGTGGCGCAGCGCACTATCCGTGATTGGGTCATCGAGTATGGTCTTGAGTTCAAGGGTGTGAGTGCGCCTCGCAATGTCGAGGTCGATATTCAGGAGATTGCGCGCTGTGCGGCGGCGGGGATGACAAAGACTGCTACGGGGCGATTGCTTGGAGTGTCGGAGTATATTGTCGGGCGGCGCGCGCAGGCCAATTCAATAAAGTTTTTGGAGAAACGGCGGCTAAGGCCTCTCTCTTCTCGGCGGCGCGTTGCGGCCAAGCCAAAGGCGACCCGGCGCGCTGTATCCAAGCAGATGCGCGTTGTTGCGCCATCAGTGCCTGCTAAGGCGCACACAATGGCGGAATTGGCGCAGATCGAAAACCGCGCGATGCGCAAATCGTGGGGGGTGTGATGAGTTCTCATTCTGCAAAATCAATTGGGCGGCATCCTGATCCTGAAACTTTCAAGCGCGAGTGTTTCAAGGTTGGGCAGATCACGTTTGAAATTGTCGATCATCCAAAGAATGGCGCAACTTTCGCGCTGATCGCAGGTGAGGCTTTGAAAAAATCGGATCGCAAGGTTCTGTTTACGGGCGTTATCGGCGCGGGAATGGGAACGCAACTACGCCGCCTTGCGCATCATTTTGACGAGGTTGGCGGATGAGCTCTTATCCTGACGAAGAAGTCGAATGCAGGGCTTCGGATAGCCCCGATCAACGGATGCGCAACCTTTGGGCTTCGGTGCTGCATGAACAATTGAAAGCGGCGCTTGATATCTCTTGGACCGGGCAGGGTAAAAACCTTCGAAAGGCGGATCAATGGCGAGCGATAGGATGGATGGGGTCTAAGGATTTTTACATGGTTTGCGCTTTGGCGGGCCTTGATGGCGACTACATCTTAGATGGCATCCTCCCCATTTTAGCGGCGCAGAAAACAGCGGCGCTAAAGACAAAAAAGCGGCGGGCCGCATAGTGACCTTATTGCTTCCATCGAGCGCCAATGCCGTGGCACGGCAAGACGAGCCAGAGGATTTTCGCACTTTCGCCTATCGCGAATTGGCTGAATCGCAACCTTGGCAAGCTGGCATTTGTTTCCGCCCGGAGTGCGGGGCCGCATTTGAGCCGCGCCGCAGTTGGCAGATTTACTGCAGCACGAAATGCGAGCGCGCTGGTGTTGCTGAATTCCGTAAGTGGGGGCATCGATTAGCGCTCTCTTCCTTGGTTTGGCGCATGGGTAAATATGAGCAGCGCGATGACGGGGTGCGCAATCTAACGCGCGCTGCGCGGCGGCATGTGACGCAAATTCAATCCGCCTGGCATCGAGATCGGATGCGGCGTGAAGTTACTCGAGAGGGCAGCGAAAATGGCATTTGATCCCATACGCAGCGATCGCGGCGCGCCACGCATGCAATGTGTTTGCGATGATTGCGAGCGCGTTGAAGTGGTGGCTGCCATGCACGGAAAAGACGGAAAAGATGGCGAAGGCCAAGCGGCAATCAAGGTTCAAAGGCTTGGCTGGACCTACATTGGCAAGCGTCTGCGTTGCGCGGCTTGCGAGGCAAAGAGAAAGGCGGATGGTATGATAGACAAAAAACAGGGATCGCAGGGCGTTCGCGCGCCTGCGCCAAGAGAACCAACGCGCACCCAGAAATTTGAGATCATGGATTTGCTGCGTGATGTTTATGATCGAGAGTCTGGGTGCTATCGCCGTGGCGATACTGACGAAACCGTTGCAGAGGTTTTGGAGGTAATGCCGGGGTGGGTTGCGCAGCTACGCGAAGAGTTCTTTGGGCCTGCTGGAAGCAATCAAGACATGGCCGCGTTGCGGGCGGACTTGGACGCCGTGATCGCGAAGGGCGAAGCGATTTTCGCTGACCTTCAGGCTCGCGCAATGGGGCCGCTTTTGGCGAAAATGACTGAGCTGGAAGAGTTTAGAAATCGCCTTACAAAAATTGAGCGGGCCGTTGGGCCTCGCGTGATGGCGAGGGCTAAGTGATGCCGGATTCGGAACGCATCGACTACATTGTCTGGCCATTAAAGCGTGGCGACACGTTGTCAAATCATGATTGGTTTCCATTTTTCGGCCATCGGTTCTTGGCGTCAAAGTTTGTGGCTTTGGCAGTTATGGAGGGGCGGCGCGCTGACTTGGGAACGGCGGTTATTCTTTGGTCGGAGGCAATGCGGCAAGACCCAGCAGGCACCTTGCCCGACTGCGACATTGAGCTTGCGACACTGGCGCGTTTTGGATCGGTAGGGGAATGGCAGGCGGAGCGTGTGGGCGTCATGCGTGGCTGGGTTTCAGTTTCGGTTGAAGATGATCGAACGGGCGAGGTCACAACGCGCTTAGGCCATCCCGGATTCTTGCAGGGTATTGTTGAAGAGATGTTCAAGCGCAAGCGTGGCCGAGATGGTGCACGTGAAGCGGCGCGGCTTGCTACGCGCAAATCGCGTATTCGCAAGAAGATGGCTGATCTGAATATTGAAGAGAATATCATCAAAGATGATCGCGTCATTCATGTCTTGGCCGAATTCTTCGAAAGCTCTGATCTCTATATGACGCCAGATAACCTGCGGATCGCGATGACTGAGTGCATTGGCTACACGGGCGAAGTTGCTCATTTTCCGCAATCAAAACGCGGGCGGGATCGCTGAAAACAAACTGAAAACAAACTGAAATGAACTGTCATGTTGCTGAAATATTTCAGCAGATTTCAGCAACATTACTGAAATTGCCCTATAGGACAGCACAATAGAAAACAGAATAAAAAACCTTTCCGTTGGCGCTGCAAAAAAACGAAACCGAACGGCCCTTTTGATGGGTTCGGATTGCTTAGAAAAGAGGATGCAGAAAAATGGATGCAGCAGAGCAAGCAGCGGGCGAGAAGCGCGTGAATGAATTTCTAATCAAACCGCTAAAACTGGCGGGGCTGGCAAAGCCGGGGTCGTTGACCAAAGCTGAGTTTGGCGAGATGGTCGATGATCTTTGCAAGAAGCTGGCCTACATGAGCGATCTCAATTTGGCGGCGCTCGCTGAGCAGGCGGCAAAGCGGGCAGGCGGCAAAGACAAGGATCGCTTTCCTATCGCTAAAAATATCCTCGATTGGGCGGGTGATTTCCAAGCGCCAAGCGATGATGCTTCGCCGCTTATCCGCGCGGTCTTTGCCAGCAAATTGGGGGTCGAGGCGCTCGAGGGCGGTTGGGCTCCTGAATTGTTGCGGCATGTTCGGGCGCATCGGGTTTGGCCGGGATCGTATGTTCTCAATCAAATCCGCTCCGAGGCGCATGATCCAATTCGCCGTTATGAGGGTTTGCAGTTGGCTTTAGCCCGCGGCCAAACGTTAGACGCTGAGAGCGCAAGCTGGCGCTCAAAGCGGGCGGCGGCGATTGCGCGCTGTGAAGAGATATCCAAGCTTGAGGGAGTGGCGCTGTGAAGCACGTATCAATCGATGAGTTAAATGCCGGGGTCGTGATCGCGGTTGATGGCGATGGGAATGCGCGCGTTTCGGCTCACAAGGCCAAAGTGCTTGCTGATGCTAAGATAGAGTTGGAGCGGATCGCTGCGGTTAAGGCGCGCGGCTTGGTTCCGCAAGAATGTGGGGATGAGGCTCCAGTCGCCCCTGCGCGCGGGCCTGTTGGTGTGTTTTCTGGGCAAGCGTTTTACCCAAAGGGCGGCGATGAGTTCGAGGCTAAGCCTTCGGGCGCGCTTGGCCGTAGCACGATGAAGGTTGCTGATGTTTTCGATCTGATGGAAGCGGCGGCGCAGCGCGCTAAAAAGCCTGCGCCATTCACAGCGGGCCAAATCGACATGGGGCGCACTTACTGCAATTTGGTTGAGCGTCAAGATGCAGGCGGGATGAAGTGCGCTTCGCTCGAGGCATTGGGCGGCGGCACGGGCGGCGATTTCATGGATGGCTACTTGGCTGGCGGAATGGAGTTGGATCGCCTGCGCGCGCGTATCGGTGATGGTGTTGCGCTATCTCGGGTGCGCCCGTCTAAGCGCTCAAGCATTCTGATCACAGATCGCATGTTGGTCGATAATGTTTGTTTGGCGGGTTTACCGCCTGCCGCGATCCTCAAGAAATACGGCTGGTCAGTGCGCGGCCAAAATGTCCGTTCGCTCTATTTGGCATTGGCCTCAGCGCTTGATCGGATGGCTGGCCCTGTTCGCTCTGGCAGGATCAAGGCGGTGGCTTATGGCGCGGCGAGCCGCTTTGATCGAACCGCGTCCTAAAAATAAATCTGGACAACTAAGTCAACCGGATGCAGTAGTGTCATTATTATCTACAAATGCGCCCGCCGGAAACGGTTCGGGCGCTTTTGTATTTCGATCATCTGAACATTGTGAGGCGCGATATGCTGACATTCGGGGAAAGCCCGATCTGCGAAGCGGCGCGCGCGTTGCTTGCCTAAGAAGCCATGCGCGCATTCAGGTTGTTTCCGATTGATCGATCTCGGTTCTACCTACTGCAAGGCGCATGCTGTGCAGGACAAGAAGGAGCGCGACAGGTCATCTGACGGTAAGCGCTCCGATCGAGAATATCGAAAGTGGTATAAGCGGCTGGCTTGGTGTGGTCCGCAAGGGCGGCGCAAGAAGCAGCTTGCAGCCCATCCGTTGTGTGCAATGTGCCCTGATCATTCACGGCAAGCCGCAACGGTGGCTGATCATATCATTCCGCATAGAGGCGATCATGCGCTGTTCTGGTTTGGAAAGCTGCAATCGCTCTGCAAGTCTTGCCATGATGGTAAAAAGCAGCGCCAAGAACGGCGGGCTGGATATAGGGGGGGTAGGCAAAACTAGCCAACCTCAATCGTCGGTACCGGCGTGGGAAATGAGATTTTTCCGCGCGTAAGTTTGAGGGGGGGGTCTAATGGCTGAAGCATCATCAATCGATCGGCTGGTCTCCCTTTTGGGTGGTTGGCCGGAGCATTTCAAGGATGCAGAGCGCAAGCATGGCGAGGCCCTGCTTGCCGAGTTGCGCCGCGAGCGTCATTTGTCCGAATCTGTTTTCGGGATGGTTGTGCGTTATGCGGTCCATCGCAGCGCATATGAAAAGCTTTCTGCGGAGATCTCGAAGGAAGAGTTCCAGGCGACTGCGAGCAATTATCTTTCTGGTAAGGAGCAAACGCGCGCCTTCCATGAAAACAAGCTGCTGACCTTGGAGCGGGAATTGCTGGCCACGCCTTATGCGCGCGCCAAAAGCGGGAAGTCTTCACAGACATCGTTTATGGATACGCTGGATAATTTGCCAACAGATCCGGGCGGCGGCAAAAATGTTGTCACTCCATTTGCGCCATTGAGCAAAAAGAAACGCGGCTAGATCGTGCTGGATACATCGGTCGAGGCTCCGATTACAAAGCGGGCGCTGGCCTGGGTCGAGGATGTCCTTTCCAATAAGATCCCAAGTTGTAAGAGGATCAAACAGTCCTGCAAGCGTTTTAAGAAGGACTTGAAGCGGGCGGGAACGGATCAGTTCCCGTTCGTTTTCGATTTTGAAGCTGCCGAGCATATGTGTGGTTTCATTGAGGCGCTGCCGCACATCGAAGGTGCATGGGCGGCGCGTAATGAAAATATTACGTTGCTGGGGTGGCAGGCATTCCTGATCTCGCAGATCGGCGGGTGGCGCCATATGGTCAGCGGCAACCGGCGGTTCCGCACAGCTTATGTCGAGGTACCGCGCAAGAACGGTAAGTCCACTTTGCTTGCTGGTGTTGGGTTGTATTTCTTGGGGCCGGATGGAGAGCCTGGTGCTAAGGTGTATTCTGCCGCATCATCAACCGCACAGGCGCGCATTGTTTTTGATTGCGCGCGCGTGATGGCCCAGACAGGTCGAGCCTATGGGATGGGCTTGGAAGAATTGCTTGGGCTGCACGTCGAAGAGCATAAGATAAAAACTGCGGATCCGGCGGCTTTGTTCCAGCCGATCGCAAGCCAGACAAAATCCAAAGACGGGAAGAACCCGCACTGCGCGATCGTTGATGAGCTGCACGAGCATGATAAGCGCGATGTGTGGGATTCAATGGCATCTGCTTTGGGTGCGCGCGAGCAGCCGTTGCTGATTGCGATCACCACGGCGGGCTACAATACGGCAGGCATTTGCTACGAGCAGCGAAAGTATTTGCAGCGCATTCTGGATGGCGCGCATGAAGACGAAAGCTATTTCGGTTTGATCTTCGAGGCCGATGAAGGGGATGACCCTGGGGAAGCATCGACTTGGGAGAAGGCAAACCCGAGCCTGCATGCGGCAAAGTCTTTGCAGTATATGCAGGACGAGTGGAAGAAGGCTGCGGCAAGCCCTGCTGCGATGGGCGAGTTTTTACGCAAGCATTTGGATATCTGGACGAGTGTCGGAGCCTCGGCCATCGATATGGATGCGTGGCGTGCTGCTGAAGATCCTGAAATGCAGCTTTCGGATTTCGCCGGGCACAAAGCTTATATCGGTGTCGATCTTGCAACGCGGCATGACTTTTCCAGCGTCGATGTGATCATCCCTGTCGGGCGGACATATCGCGTTTTCAGCTGGCACTTCTTGCCGCAGAAGATCGTAGATGCTCCGGGGAACGAACATTTCTGGGCGTGGGCTAGAGATGGCTTTGTCCACACAACGCCAGGAGCAGAGTTGGATCTGCACATTGTTGAAGCATTGGTTCTTCAGCTTGCCGGTGTTGGTGATGATGTTTGGGGTTGGGCTGATCTGCCCCAGTTAGACGTAGAGATGGTCATCTATGACCCGATGTTCGCAAACCAGATGGCGGCGACTTGGGATGATAAAGGGTTGAGTGCTGTCGAGCTCCGGCCCCGCGCGTCAAATTTGAACGCGCCATTCCATGCGCTGATTGCTGCTGTTGAAGATGGCCGGCTCATCAATGACGGCAACCCCGTCCTGACCTGGATGGCGAGCAACACACTGATGAAACAAGTGCAGGGCGGTGACTTCATCTACCCTGCAAAGTTGGCCCCCGAGGATAAGATCGACGGCATCGCGGCGTTGATCAATGCACTCTGGCCGCTGGGGCAGGTTGCCGAAGATGAAAAGGACGCAGGTATGGATAGCTACTTTGCCGCGCTGGCTGGTGCGCAATGAAACTAATGGACCGCGTAAAATCGTTTTTCGTTCAAAGGCTGGATCTGTCTGACCATAACGGATTGCCTGACCTTGGCCGCACCTCGGATGCTGGCGAAACTGTAAACGACAAGACTGCCCTTTCGCTTTCGGCTGTTTGGGGCTGCACAAATTTGCTGGCGGGTACAATTTCGTCTCTGCCTTTGATGGTTTACCGTGGCAGCGGCGCGGGCAGAGAAATTGCTAAAGATCATCCGCTCTATCGCGTCCTGCATGACAGCCCGAATTATGATCAAACGGCTGTAGATTTTTGGGACTTTATGGCGGGCGCGATTGAGCTGCGCGGCAATGCCTATGCCGAAAAGATGCGCGATGGCGGCCTTGTAACAAGTTTGCTGCCCATAAATTCTTTGGTTAAGGCGAAGCGTCTGAAGACAGGCGAAATCGAGTATTCATGGACGGAAGGGAAGAATGCGCGCAAGGCGACTGACAAGGATGTTTTGCATATCCGAGGCTTTGGCGGCAACCCGCTTGGCGGCATGTCTACGCTTGAGTTCGCGCGCAATTCTTTCGGGCTGGCGCGGGCTGTAGAAAAGTCAGCATCTGCAACCTTCAAAAACGGGATGCGCCCAAGCGGCGCGCTGACATTCGCGGACTTCTTGAGTCCTGAAAACCGCGAGATCGCAGAAACACGTCTGGCTGAGAAATTTATCGGAGCAGTGAACGCAGGTCGGCCTTTGATATTGGAGGGTGGCACTACTTGGCAGTCTCTTACTCTTGCGCCGGAAGATGCGCAAATGCTGGAAAGCCGTAAGTTTTCAGTCGAGGAAATTTGCCGATTCTTTGGTGTTCCTCCGCATATGATCGGACACACGGAAAGCAGCACAAGCTGGGGCAAGGGCTTGGAGCAGCAGACGCTCGGCTTCCAGAAGTTTACGCTTCGCCGCCGATTGAAGCGGATCGAGCAGGCTCTTGAAAAGCAGCTTTTGACGCCAGCGGATCGCGCGGCGGATGTGCATATCGAATTTGCTCTTGAGGGGCTGCTTCGGGGCGATAGCGCGGCGCGGTCGGCGTTCTACGCTTCTGGCCTGAAAAACGGCTGGTACACAATCAACGAAGTTAGGGGGCTTGAGAATTTGCCGCCTGTGGCTGGCGGGGAAGTCCCGCGAATGCAGATGCAAAATGTTCCTATCACGGAGGCAGGAAATGACAATGATGTTTAAGGCGGCTTCCCCCGTCATGCATATTAAGTCCCTTAAGGACAGCGGCGAATTTGAAGGATATGGCAGCACGTTTGACGGAGAGCCAGACAGCTATGGTGATGTGATTGCCAAGGGCGCGTATTCTGACAGTCTGGCCGATCACAAGGCCAAAGGCACAATGCCAAAGATGTTTTGGCAGCATGACCGTAGCCAGCCGATCGGCAAGTGGCTAGACGCTGCTGAAGATGACGCCGGCCTGATGATGCACGGTAAGCTGAATATGGGCGTTCAGCGCGCCAAGGAGGCTTATGCGCTTTTGAAAGAAGGCGACATCGACGGGCTTTCGATCGGCTACCGCATCAAGGAATATTCTGTCGATGCCGATAGCGGCGTCTGGACGCTTGAAAAGCTGGACCTGATGGAGGTTTCTGTCGTGTCGATCGGCGCGAATGAAGGTGCAACAATCAGCAGCGTTAAGGCTGCGAAAGCATCACACGAATTAACGGAACGGCTCAAGGCTGGGGACCAGCTTGAAGGGCGCGAATTCGAGACATTCTTCAAGGGCTTGGGGTTCTCGAATTCACAGGCGGAGCGTGCCGTGCGTCTCCACCTGAACGGGCGGGGTGATCCCGCCAAAGCGGCACCGACAGCAGCAGACCTCTTGAAGGCGCTCTGCAAATAAATCCCTAAAACACAGGAGCCAAAAAAATGGCACGAGATGATGTGAAAACAGCGGAGCAAATGGCCGCTGACCTGAAGGCTGACTTCTCCAAGTCCACAGACGCGGTGAAAGCGATCGCCGAAGAAGCGCTTGGAAAAGTTAAGTCCGGTGAAAAAGTCACCGAAAAGATGAAAGATGACGCTGACGCTGCGCTTGTTAAGCTCAATGAGCTGACTGAAGAAGTCAAAGAGATGGCGCAAAAAATGGCGCGCGGTGGCGACGTTGATGAAGTGGAAGCCAAGACGCTTGGCGCTCGTTTCGTGAATGACGAAAATGTCAAATCTTGGCTGGCACAGGGGCCGCGCCAAGGTAAGGCTGATCTCTGCCTCAAGGCCACACTTACTATGGCGACAACTGACGCAGCCGGTTCTGTTGGCCCCGGGGCTGATCGCCAGCGGCTTCCTGGCATTGTCACGGGGCCGGAGCGCCGCATGACAATCCGTGATTTGCTGACGCAGGGACAAATGTCCGAAGCATCGATCTCATGGATCCAAGAAACCGGCTTCACGAATAACGCGGGCATGGTCGCCGAGGGCGTAAAAAAAGGCGAGTCTGATATCAAGCTGGCCGAAAAGACCAGCGTTGCCAAAGTCGTTGCGCATTGGATGAAAGTGTCCCGTCAGGCTTTGGATGATGTTGACCAGCTTCGCGGCCACATTGATGGGCGTTTACTCTACGGTCTGGCGTTGAAAGAAGAAAACCAGATTTTGAACGGTGACGGCACAGGCCAGAATCTCGATGGCATCGTGACGCAGGCCAGCGCGTATTCCGCCGAGTTTGCGGTTTCAGATGAAACGCCGATCGACAAGATGCGCCTTGCAATGCTTCAGGCAGTGCTGGCGGAATATCCTGCAACTGGCCACGTTATGCATCCGATTGATTGGGCGCGCATCGAGCTGACCAAGGATGCGGATAAGCGTCACATCATTGGCGATCCGCAGGGTGGCTCTACTCCGATGCTCTGGCGTTTGCCTGTTGTTGAAACGCAGTCCATGTCGGTGGACAAATTCCTTACCGGTGCGTTTGCGATGGGTGCGCAGCTTTGGGACCGTTGGGATGCTCGCGTTGAGGTCGGTTATGAGAATGATGACTTCACCAAAAACCTTGTGACGATCCTTGCGGAAGAGCGTCTTGCTCTTACCGTTTATCGCCCTGAAGCGTTTATCACTGGCGACTTTGGCAACGTGACTTAATCAATTTTCTAAGGGGGGCAGGGTGACTTGCCCTCTCTGTGAATTGATCGGAGGTACTATGGAAGATTACATCGTAGCACGTGAGCATTTCGGTGATAAACAATACCGGGTTGGCGACAAGCGCACGGCGCGTCCTAATGATGTCGCGCATCTCGTTAGCCGCGGGGTTCTTGTCAAATCCGAGCCAGCGCCGCTGAATAAGGCGGCCTATGTGATGGAGACAAAAGCGGCCCCTTTGGTGGATGGCCAGACTGGACAGGACAAACCTGTGCAGTCATCGCCAGCGGCCCCAGCGCCAAAGGGGCGGGCGTCGAAAAAATCAAAGGCCGCTGCAAAGTCCTAGCGGTCAATTCATCCTGGCGATTAGCGCCTTGGGCGGATGTATTATATGCGGCAGACGCGATCTGGTGGCGCAAGGAAGCGCCTGAACATTTCGACGGGTTGAAGGTTTCGGCATCACGCAGCGCGGACGTTTACGCGGTTCCTATGCGCAAAGAGAATCGCATGCAGTTCGACAGATGCATCGGGTCTGCCAAGAACAGCGGGTTCCAGGCTGTAAATCTGGCTGCCTGTTTTGGCGCAAGCCGGATCATCCTGATCGGTTTTGATATGACGCTTGCTGGCGGATCCCATTGGCATGGCGATCATACGGGCGGGCTGACAAACCCGAGCAAAGTAAAGATCAGACAATGGGCCACGGCGATGGATGGCGCGGCGGTTGATCTGTTGCATATTGGGGTTGAGGTTTTGAACGCCAGCCCTGTTTCAAGCCTTACGGCTTATCCAAAAATGACATTAAGCGAGGCGGCTAAATGCTTTCACCTGTTTTAATTGCTCCGCCATCTGAAACGCCTGTTTCACTTGAAGAGGCAAAGCTTCATTGCCGCGTGGATAGTGATGATGAGGATACTCTGGTTGCGGCGCTGATCTCTGCGGCAACGGGCCATTTGGACGGGGTCAGCGGTACGCTTGGCCGCTGCATTATGGCGCAAACATGGTCGCAGGAATACGAGATTGCTTCGGGCGATTTGGTTTTGCCTCTTGGCCCTGTTTCTTCGGTTGTCAGCGTTACCAGCGAAGCCGGGGCATTTGAGGATTATCAGCAGCTGAAGGACGGGCGGGGGCCATTCTTGCGGTTGAATAGTGGTGCGGCTTGGCCTTCTGGCTCTGTGACTGTCGAGTTTGTTGCTGGCGAAGATGAGGCCCCGGCGGCAATCAAAGCGGCGATCTTGCTGCATGTCGGGACGCTATATTTAAACCGTGAATCTGTGGTTGTCGGGACAAATGCTTCAGCACTTCCGATGGCGTATCATTCCCTCTTGGCTCCTTATCGGGTGTGGCGCGGATGATGGGGGCGGGCGAATTTGACAGGCGCATTTCGTTTGAGCGTTTCACGGTTGAGGATGATGGGTTTTCTAATGTCAAGAAATGGGCTGCTTATGGCGGAATGGTCTGGGCGAAAAAAACTGATGTAAGTGACGGGGAGAAGGCGCGGGCAGACGGTGTTTCAGCAACGCTGACAGCGCGGTTCCAGATCCGATCTTCTTCGTTTGCGCGCGAGCTCACGCCAAAGGATTGCATCGTTTATCGCGGCGTTTCGTATGAGATCTTCGGCATCAAGGAAGTTGGCCGGAATGATCTCTTGGAAATCACAGCTGGGGCGGAGGTCAGTAATGGCAACAGTCAAAGTTGAGGGCTTTTCTGATTTAGAAAAGGCACTTGAGGATTTGTCAAAGGCAGCGGGCAAGGGAGTGTTGCGGCGGTCATTGATAAAGGCGGCAACGCCGCTTGCTGATCTGGCGGAGACATTGGCCCCAGAGAGAACAGGTGGGCTGAAAAAATCGATGGCGGTGTCCACAAAGTTGGCGAAGCGCCAGCAGGGGATACACAACAAGATGTTTCGCGATGATCGATCGTCGGTCGAAGTTTTTGCGGGCCCCTCTTACGACCTCGGGGATGGTGGCCGGCATGGTCATTTGGTTGAGTTCGGCACTTACAGAACAGCGCCGCAGCCTTTCATGCGGCCTGCTTGGGATCAGGAGGGGCAGGCCACGCTGGATCGATTGGGTCGCCTTCTTTGGGATGAATTCGCAAAGTCTATGGCGCGGGCAGAGCGCAAGGCCGCAAAGCTGGCGAAGGGTTAGTTGGCCATGAAGGGGGATCTGATGGCGAAATGCATTGAAGCGATCACAGTAAAGATGCCGCGTTTTCGTATCGCGGTTGCCAGAGTTGTAATTCATATCGTTGCGCCTTTCGTTCGTAGCGAGGCGACAGGGCGCAGGATTGGTGATGCGCTTATGGCATGGGTGCAGCGTGGCCTGGTTGTGAGTGTAGTCCCGCGCGCGGTGTCGAAAGGCTGAAGCATTATGGAAGAACTAATACGTGCGCTGCTGTTGGCTGACAGCGGTGTCTCTGGTCTTGTCGATGATCGGGTGAACTTCGGGGCATACCCGCAAGGCGATCCATTCCCCGGCATCGTGCTGAACGCGATCAGCGATGTGGATGATTTCACCCTGCAGGGCCCGAGCGGCGTCCCGGAGTTTCGGGTCCAGGTTGATTGCTATGCGGTGTCCTATGGGGCCGCGAAAGAATTGTCTCGCGCAGTTAAGTCGCTTTTGAACGGCTATCAGAGCGGCGCGATACAGGGCGTTTTTCACGCGGGCTCGCGTGATGGGCGTGAGGGCGGATCAAATGAAGCGGAGCGGCCCTACCGCGTTTCAATGGACTTCATGGTCCGTTTCACTGCAACTTAGGAGGCTCTTATGAGCGAACAAATCATTTCTTATGGAGCGACAGTCGAGCGCTCTACCGATGGCGTCACATTCGCTGCGATTCCAGAATGTAAGGGCATCGCAATCCCGCTTGTCGAAACCGACTATCTTGAAGCGACTTCGCTGGACAGCGCTGACGGCTTCAAGGAATATGTTAAGGGCCTGAAGGATGCCGGTGTCATCAGTGTTCCTGCTGGCTATACGGCGGCAGGTTATGAGCAGCAGCTCGCTGACCAGGCCGAAACGGCTCCGATCTATTATCGCTGCACACTCAAGCCGCAGCCCTCGCAATCTACGGGCGATGTGTTTGAGTTCCGGGGGTTCCCGACACCCAAGCCCGAGGGGAATGATGTTGGCGCACTTGTTGGGCTTACAATCGATATCCGCACAACAGGCGGTGTTGATTGGACGCGCGGTACGGCTGCGAGCTAATGAACAGCAAGCGCGGCGGCGTGACGCTTACTGTGGGCGGTGTTGATTACATTGTTCGGGTCAACACAAACGCGATGGTTCGCTATCAGGACCACACTGGCGAGTCTTTCCTTGAAGGCATCGCGGCGCTTCAAGCCAATCAGAGCGATGTGCGCCGTATGCGCAATCTGTTCTGGGCCGGCGTGTCGCATCTTGAAGATATGACGCCAGAAGCGGCGGGCGATCTGATGGATGAGGCAGGGTTCGCCCAGGCGCTTGAAAAAATCTCGGAGGCTGCGGCGCTTGCATTCCCGTCTGATGATGAGGAAAAAAAGCCGGGAAAGGTCCGGGCGGGAAAACCCGCAACCGCCGAGGCGAGCGCGCCGACTACATAGAAAACCTTCTGGGCGCGTGGTTGTCCGCGCGCCTAGACTATCCGCTTTTTTGGGAGCTTACGCCTGCAGAGATTGTTCGCATTGTCGAGGCGAGCCGGAAGCAGGATGACATCGAGCATGAAGCGGCGCGGATCAGAAATTACGAGTTGGCGAGATTGATCTCGTTTGCGCAGCATGACCCAAAAAACATGCCTTCCTATAAGCTTGAAGCGGATGAGGCCAAGCCTGAATCTGATGAGGCAAACCAGGAGCGGGCGCGGGGAGCGTTTATTGCTCTGGCTTTGAGGTCTAAAGGTTAGCGCTTCTTGATGCTGGTTAAGGAAAGCATTCCGTCGATCCTAACGGCTGAGCATTGATATCTGGCATTAACCAGCGCGCCGAAGGCGTTCTTGGCTCTGAATGTGGCTGTAGCGGTCAAGTTGTTCCCGTCATCGCTGACCGGCCATGTTTGGAACCAGCCATCGTTACCAATGCCCCATTCTGCGGATGATGGATCATGCAATGCTCGGCTAATCTCGTCTCTACATGCGATGCGCAAAATTCCTGCGTCTTTCTCTGCTTGGGAGATCTGCTTGGGTTCCGGTGTAACTGACCTGAATAAAATTATGAATGGGGCCATGATAAGAAGCGCCAGCGCTATCAGCGCCAATTTTAAGTTGTCACTCATTCTGATTATCCTCTCTGTCCTAAAGTAAAATGTAGCGCCATCCGCGTGTGCATCTTGTTTTTAAGTTGCGCCGGAATGTAGGCGCCGCATCAACCCCGGCGTTTCCGGCCGGTGCGTCGATTAATCTTACCATCATAAATTCTCCGCTTCTGCCCCAGCCTGAGACGCTAGGACGGTTTTGGGGTCGCTACAAGGATTTAGCTTATGTCGAAAAGTGTGATTGGTGCGCTTAGAGTAAATCTCGGTCTCGACTCTGCTCAATTTGAGCGCGGCGTGAAGCGTCTCGATGATCCGATTAAAAGAATGCGGACGAAATTTCTCGCGGTAAGCGCAGCAGCTGCGACAGTCGGTGCGGCATTAGTTTCGCTTACCGTTGCGACTTCAGAGACCGCTGCTGAAATCAGCAGGTTTTCGCAAGTAGCAAACGCATCAACCGGCGAGTTCCAGCAGTGGGCTGCTGGCGCGAAGAGCGTTGGGATCGGGCAGGAAAAGCTGGCCGATATTCTGAAAGATGTGAATGACCGCGTGGGTGATTTTCTGACCACAGGCGGCGGCCCGATGGCTGATTTCTTCGAGAAGATCGCGCCCAAAATCGGCATCACAGCAGACGCCTTCAAGGGTTTGTCGGGGCCGCAATCTTTGCAGCTTTATGTGGATTCTCTGCAAAAGGCTGGTGCGAGCCAGCAGGAGATGACGTTCTACCTTGAAGCTATGGCCTCGGACACAACTGCGCTTATCCCGCTGCTGCGGGATGGCGGGGTGGAGATGGCGCGGCTCGGGGAGAATGCTGCGAGCCTTGGCGGCGTTATGAGCGCGAGCACGGTTTCATCCTTGAAGGGATTAAGGGTCGCGCTTGGGGATGCATCGACAGCGGTTCAAGGTATCGGGTACCGGATCAGCGGAGAGCTTGCCCCGGCGCTGACATCGTTGGTTGTTGGCTTCAATGATTCCATGCGCGCGGGCGGGCTTCTGCGCACGGTGATCGATGGTCTGATCAGCAATCTTGATGTGATTACTTACAGCGCGGGCGTTGCTGTTACGGCTTTCGGTGTTCGCTATGTTGGTGCGCTGGCTCTTTCAACAATCTCGACATTTTCGCTTGTTGGGGCTTTGGCTGCTTTGAAAACGGCTTTGATCACTTCCGGCATCGGCGCGCTTGTTGTTGGGGCAGGGTATCTGATTGCGAAGTTCGCGGATCTTGTGAAGGGGGCTGGTGGATTTGGCGAGGCGATGGTCCTTATCGGAGATGTCGCGCGCGAGGTTTGGTCGGCTATGCGCTTGCATGCTCTTGCATTCGCAGAGTCGTTTCGTGGGCTGGTTGCGGATGTAAAAGGGATCTGGGCTTCGGGGATTGCCTATCTCGGGCAGAAGTGGGCTGACTTCGTAAGCAAGATCGGTACGCCGCTGAATGAGATATCCGAGTTAATCGGTTCGGATCTTAAGATCGACACTATGGCAACGCAGGCTTGGGCTTCTGCATTGGGGCATGCTGCGGAGAATGCCAAGTCTGTCGCGGCTGGCCATGAGGCCACGGCCACGGCGCTTCGGGATCTTGCTGGCCTTCCGCTGAAATCTGTGGGGCGTCTGCGTGAGGCGATGAATGCCGCGGGCGAAGCGGCGGAAACGACAGATACAGTGGTCTCTACGCTTGGCGGCACAGGAACGACCGCAGGGGATAAGGTTTCCAAAGGGGCGAAGAAGGCATCCGATACGATCAAGGGGCCGCTTGTCAGCGCGATCGACAGCGCTGCGAGCGCGTTGGGGGATTGGGCCGCGCGCGGGTTCAAGGACTTCAGCACGTTCACAAGCAGCATGCTTAGTGCCTTTCAGCAGATGGTTTCCAAGATGATTGCCACTGCAATCGCAAACCCGATCAAGATCGCGCTTGGTGTTGGCGGGACATCGGTCGCGGGGAAGGCTGCGTCTGGCGGCGGTGGGCTGCTGTCCGGGCTGGGTGGCAAGCTCCTTGGTGGCTTTGGCGAAGGGGCTTCGCTGTTCGGCTCTGGCGGCCTTGCTGCGGGATTTAGCAGCCTTGCGGGGGGCACAGGATTCCTCGGTGGTCTGGGCCAGACGCTATCCTCTACGCTTGGCACAGGGGGCGGGCTTGGCGGGTTGTTTAGCGTTGGGGCAAACGCAGCTGCAGCTGGTGGTGGTATTCTCGCATCTATCGGTGCCGCGCTTCCTGTGATTGGCATTGTCGCGGGCGTGTTCAGCTTCTTCCAGAAAAAGACAAAGCTTCTTGATGCCGGGATCCGTGCAACGATCGACATGGAAAATGCCATGTTCGAGAGTTTCGAGAAGATCCAGACATCGCAATTTTGGGGGCTAAGCAAGCGCACCAGCTTTAAGTACAGCGACATTTCAGATGATGAGGCGGCTCCATTTACTGCTGCTGTCTTTGGTATTCAGGAAAGCGTGATCGGTGCGATCGATAGTCTTGGACTGTCTACTGATGTGCTCACCGGATTCAGCCATGAGTTCAGCGTATCGCTTAAAGACCTTGATGATGCGGCCAAGGAAGCGGCTGTTCTGGAAGCGCTGCAAGGGCTTGGCGATGCGATGGCCGAAGAGATTTTCGGCCTTGATGAATTTATGGCGGCTGGCGAGGGGGCATATGATGCTCTGACGCGGCTTAGCACGGCGCTTGGCACAGTGAATGATGCCTTCCGCGATCTTGGCTTCAGCGCTTTCAATGTGTCGTTGGCGGGGGCTGATGCTGCGGATGAGTTTGCCAATCTGTTTGGCTCTCTGGATGATTTCACCTCGGCCTCGGCGGCTTATTATGATGCGTTTTATAGCGACAATGAAAAGCTTGCGAACGCGACTGCGCGGCTGACTGAAAGCCTTACCGGGCTTGGCATCAACTTTGTGCCAGAGACCCATGCTGCTTTCCGCGATTTGGTCGATACTGCCATGCTTGGCGGGGATAGCGACCTTGCGGCGCAGCTTATCATGCTCGCGCCTGCGTTCGACAGTGTGACTGAGGCGGCGAACACGCTCTCTGGCGCGCTGAATTCTGCGGTTGATGAGGATGCGTTCGCAACGGGTGTCGATTATCGGCGCGGCATGGCGCGGGCAAACAGTGGCATCGATTATGCGCCGCTGGTGTCTCAGGCTGAAATGCTGGTCGAGCTGCGGGCGATGAATGCGCGGCTAGACATGCTGCAAAGCACTTCCGAGATCACGGCGGCAAATACTGGAAAAACAGCGGATAGCAGCGAAGAGCAGGTTCTTTTGGCAGTGGAGGCCACACTATGACGCTGCAAATTATGGCGCCTATCCTGATCGGGGCGGAAAATATCACGGCTTCGAATGTGGATCTGGAAACGGAATGGACAGCCGGAACATATAACCTCGGGGATCAGGCGCGCGTGGGCGAGGTGCTTTATGAGGTTAGCGCGGCAACGACAACAGAAGAGCCCAGCGAAACCGCGTCTGATTGGTTCAATGTTGGTCCTGCAAATCGCTTTGCTGCCTTTGATATGCAGTTCGGAGCTGACAAATACCGAGTGATTGAAACGGTTACGAGCAACGCAGAAAGCATCACCTACACGCTGGAAGGGCTGACGCGCATTTCCGGAATTGCCATGTTCGGGCTTTCGGCCACAAATATCCGCATTGTCGGAACTCAGGATACAACGGGCGATGTTTGCGACATCGACTATGACCTGCAGGATGCCGCTGGCTATAGCGGATCATTTTGGCGCTGGATGTTCCTGCCGCAATCGTTCGAGCGCAAATATCTGAACTTTGACGTGAATATTCCCAAGGGCGCGGTGATTGAAATCACCATATCGAGATCGGGCGGAACTGCGGAAGTAAGCGCGATCGGGCTTGGTATCGTGTCAAGCTTCGGGAGAGTGACTGTTGGCACAGGGCGCAGCCTGAAGAGCCGCTCGGTTAAGAAAACCGAAGGGACATTAACCTCGCTTTTGCGCCGCACGGCTTCCGCGACAATCTCTTACAACGTGGTTTTGACTGACTACGAGGGGGATCCCTTCTGGCGTCTGATCAGTGACATCGACGGGATCGCGACAATCTTCTCGGGCCAAAGCAATCATCCAGAATTTTCGGTCTACGGAATTGTTCGATCTGCGCAAACGACTGCTGAAGGGGTCGGGAATTCCAAAGTTGCACTTGAGGTGGAGAGCTTATGACAACCCCAACAATTACCCAATACACAGGTGATGTCCCGGCCAAAGGGCAGACCGATACGGTGTTTGATGCAAACGTCGATTCATACCTTGCTTGGCAGACTGAAAATCTAGCGCCGGAAATGGCGGAGGTTATCGATTGGGTGGTTGACCAAAACGTCACCATTCAAGCGGCGGCGGTTGCGGCCAACCTTTTTGACCTGCCATTAACAGGGCTTGCGGGCGCTGTTGTTGGCGTGAACGATGAAGAGGATGGGTTCGAGGCGGTTGAGATCACCGAATATGAGGCGATTTCCCAAGAGGATTGGGACGCAGGTACATCAACAGGCGAGGGGCCGATCAGCCCAGTTAAGCTGAAAGGCGCTGTCGAGGCGCACGGCACAATGGTTTTGCTGGATTCGCAAGCCGCAGATGAGAGTGCCTACCTTGATTTCACGGCAATGGATAACGATACCTTTGGGTCTTACATTTTCGTCTTAGATGATATCGTAAATTCAGGCTTATCCTCCTCTCTTATTATGAGGTTTAGCTCGGACGGCGGTTCGACATATGATAGCGGTGCTTCCGACTATTCTTCCAAGGAAGAGGGCGGCAGTGCAACCGATGGAAATGGGGTAGACTTGTCGCTGTCCCTTGGCTTTGGCCAGATTGGCGGGGCAGAAGTAACCCTTAAGGGGTGCGCGTCAAGCTTCCCCACATGGGCGCAATACAACTCAGCATTGGGTACATCCGCGCTAAACTATTTCCGGGGTGACGGTTGCCGAAAAGCCCTAGAGGAAACGGACGCTGTGCGGTTCATGTTCGATAGCGAGGATATCACCTCAGGCACGATCCGCATGTATGGGATCCGCAAGTGATCCGCTTGGGCAAGCTTTTTGCAATCGCGGTTGCGGTGCTGTTCGCCAGCCCATCTGCGGCGGGGCCTGATCGGTATTCAATCCTCATGGGGTCTCGGCACATCGGGGCCAGCGGCTATGAGGAAATCAACCCCGGCGTTTTCGCCACATGGGAGCGCGACCCGCTGCATTGGTCAATCGGCGCATACCGCAACAGCTACGGGCGCGGCTCTATCGCGGCCACGGCCTTCCTGCCTGTCGTGAAGTGGGCAAATGGCGATGCTGGGCTGTTTGCTGGTGCTGCGCTCTACCCGATCGATGGGCGCACGGTGGCAATTCACTTTGGCGATATCGTCCCGATTGGCGGCTTTCAGGCGCGCCACGGTAACGCCTTCATTCAAATCATGCCCTCAGATGGCAAGCCGGTCGATGCAATCGTGTCAGTCGGCTTTACCTTCAGCGCAAAATAAAGATCGAGGTGCCGAATGGTCCGACAGATTAAAGTAATGGGAACCCTCGACAAGTGGGCGCTATACCGCAAGCTGGACTTGGCGTCCAAGGGGATCACGGCTGTTGACGGGTTTATCTATGACACGCGCCTTGATAGCGATGGCGGGGCGTGGCGGGTCGGTTTTCCTGAGGTGGTGCTAGTTGTTGTCACATCATCGGATGCGCTGATTTATGACGCGACCAGTGAAGACATTACGCTGGATCGCACGGTCTCTCTCTCTGGACTTTCACCCTCTTCTGTAGCGGCTATGAATGGCAAGATCGTAATCGGAACCAGTTCGGGTGTTGTTGTTTTCGACGCTGTGAACGACGATTACGCCATTACGGTTGACTATTCCACAGCAACAACGCCTGCGATTGTATCAAACTCCGTGCATGATGTAGCTATGACGATACTAGATGGCGCGCCTATTGATGGAGCCACTGGGTTAACCGCCCCCACCATTGCGGTTGCCATGTCTGTCGGCGTGAGCATTATCGACGGGCCTGCGGGGGCGGGGACGGTGGTTGATAGTGCTAATTCAAGCAACTCTGTGGACTTGGTTTACTTCGATGCTGACGACAACCTATGGCTGAGATACGGAAATAGCATAGCTGCTATTGTACCCCAATCTGCCTACGGCACAGATGGATTCGCATATTCCTACAAGGTGGATAACGCCGCCCATTCAGCAACCAATCTTCCGTCACTTGGTTCGCCAGCTTCTGCGGGCGCGGGTAACGCCTTATCCATCGGTGGCGGCAATGGGTTATTCTTTTTGGGCGCGTTCAACCCCTTGGGCTACGGCGGTAGCTTGTTCGCTTACATTGCGGCTGACTACAACACAGGGTGGATGGTCGGTGATATCAAGGGCGCGTTCTTATCCGACACCAACACGGATGATTTGGTGGGTGGCGAGCTTGTCACGAATGGGACGTTTGATACTGACATAAGCGGATGGACAGATAGCGGAACATCAGGCGGTTCAATCTCTTGGAACGCAAGCGGCGCGCTTGACGTGATCTCCGATGGTGTCGGGATAGGCCACGCAAGCCAAGCGATAACAACCGTTGTCGGGAAAACGTATGTCGTGTCTTACGATGTATTGGCGGCGGCGGCGGGCGGTAATATCCATTTCTACATGGGCGGAACCCTAGCGGGCAGCAATTACTATAGTGATCTGTCAACAGTCGGTTCGTACAGTTTTTCGTTCGTTGCCGCGTCAACCGTAGCCTACATTTCCTTGCGCGAGTTTACTAACGGTACTTCGACGCTTGATAATATTTCAGTCAGAGTTGCCGACAATGACAGATCCTACAACAACAACCCTATAGCAGTTCACGGCACGCTCCCGCGCACACCCGTTGCAACTGGCGCGGAACTTGTGGCCTATAGCGGGTTCAGCGCGTCCAACTATCTTGAGCAGCCCTACAATCCCGATCTTGACTTCGGGACGGGCGATTTCTGTGTGATGGGGTGGGTCACTCTTGGTGATGGAACGCAAAGGATTATCCAGCGGTCTGACAATGGCTCTGGCGTTGGCACGAATGGGTCTTGGGCTGTCCTTGCAAATTCTGGAAAGTGGCAGTTCCAAACCGCACTTGGGTTAGACGATAGTGGGGTCACTTACGCTGTAGGCATTCCGCATCTTGTTTGTGTCGTTATTTCCGGTGGCGTATTGCGTTACTATGTAAACGGAATTCAGATTAGCACCCACACAAGGCCATACAATTTCAGCGGGACGGGCTTGCCATCATTGTATGTTGGAACTGGTAGGTTCTCTGGTGCAGCTTCAAATCCAGTTCTTGGGGGTATGGCCCTCTGGCGCATCGGGGCCACAGCCCCACCAGCCGACCAGATCGCCAAAAGCTACGAGGACGAAAAGGTGCTGTTCCAACCACGCGCCGCCTGCACACTCTACGGCACATCAAGCAATGTGACCGCCATAGATGCAGATGGCGGTGTGATCCAAGCTGGCACATCTTCGGGGCGGTCTACATTCCGCAACCTTAAGCGTGTGGCATATGACGCTGACCCAGTGACAACATTCATATCTGCGCGCGCTCCTTGGGTGGCGCAGCAATAGCCATGCCCTTTGCACCTGATAAGATTATGCACTTCATCCTCGGGGTTGTGGTGTCTGTTGCCGCTATTCTGGCGTTTGGGGAGCCTTTCGCGGGCGTCTTGGCGGCTCTGGTAGTCGGCGCGGCCAAAGAGGGATGGGATGCCCTTGGGCACGGAACGCCGGAATTCATGGATGCCTTGGCCACGGTCATCGGTGGCTTTGTTCCGGCGGCTATCATGCTGGCGAGCGCGGCATGACAATGTTTCAAAAAAGCAATTGAGGAAGCCAATGCCTGACATGATTAAAGAATACTGGCCCATCATTGT